CAAATATTCCATCACCAAAAATTAATTCATATCTTTCATCTTCTATTTCTTGAATAAAATATACATTTGAAGATCCATTTATATCAAATAAACTATCTTGATATGCATATTTTACTGAAGTCGTTGCATTCTCATTACTTTTAACTGAAACCGATATTAAATTCGTGTCAATTCCAGAATTTGGGAGAATAAATCTCTGATTAGGATTTCTAGAGGAATATGTAAAGTTATTCGTGAGTAGAATTCCCTCATTTATCTTCACATTAGTAAAAGTTGCTTGCTGATTGAAGACAGGAACTGTAATATCTTCTAATATTGAGAAAGCAAAAGATTGATTGCCAAAATTTCCAGATGAAGTAGATACAATACCCTTTTTTAAAGTCAGAGAAGATGGAGATGGTGTTACATTAGAGAGATCTACGAAAAAAGATACTGTTGCAGACGCAGATTTTCTTGAACGAGGTACATATCCTATGTTTCTTGCAAGTGCAACCACATTCTCTCTGAGTGTTGCACTATCAATAAACACTTCATTCGCAACCATATTAGCATTATATGAGCTAATGTAGGTGTTATATGCCAAAACATCAAGAATAGTTGAGAGATTAGACCCCTCAAAATCATAATCAGTAAAATTGGGATTTGCTTTTAGATAATCTCTAAGCGTTGCTTTAACCTGATCGAAATCTAGGTTAGAAAAGTTTACTAGTGGCATTTTTACCTAGTTGGTTGCAAAACAAATTGTAATTCTTGTGCGGGAACGTTGGCTCCTATAATTTGATACTGTATTAATACATCAAAAGAGTTATTATCATAATCGGGGGTCACTACAACGTTTGTTAAATCCACTCTTGGCTCATAATTCACAATTGAGGTTGCAATTTCATCCCTAACGTTTGATGCTGAAATTTCATCAACATTTTCAAAAAGCATTTTTGTTATTCTCGATCCAAAATTTGGATTGAAAAATTTCTCGCCGGGAAGGGTAAACACAATATTTCTGATTGAACGTGATATTGCACTCTCATTTTTGAGTGCTATCAAGTCACTATTCAGAGGATTGCTCTGAAAAGTCATACTAATGTCTTTGAAACCTTGGCTTACCCTTTCTAGAGGCATTGAATAGTATAATTCTACCTTATTTATTAAGGATTTTTGGATTCATAGATTGGTTCTGTGCCATATTCCCAATCATCATAGTCTTCATCATTACGAATTTGTGAGTGAATTTCGCTCTGATAAAAAAAGTCATGCTTTTTGGGTGTTAGTTCATCATTCGCTATCTCACGAAGCATTTTTTGCTTCTCAATTTTAGTTTCCCAACCATACTCACTTGATAAAAACTCTGTTCCCCACTGATTTCTCATAAAATTCTGGTCTTTATCGACTTGTTTGGTCATTTTTTTGCTCCTGATCTGTTAAATCAGAACTTTTTACGGGGTTGCTATCCCGAATATTTGTAATTTCGTACATAAAATCATCAGATGTTTCAATTTTACGATGATTTTCGACTGAATATTCGGTTAGATCGATTTCATACCCTGGATTTTTAGTAATTCTATTCTTAGTCCATGCATCATCGTACCATAATATCTTATTATTAGGGTATGCATAGAAATTTCCATTATCCATCTTGAAAAAATGAGCACATTTATGCTCTGGAGTCTCACTAAAATTAGTATTCAATGTAGATTTTGACTCCCATGACCAATCAAGAGTAAACATATAAGTTCCTTCATTCTTTTCTCCTTTGTAATTGATAAGTTCAGCACGTTTTCCATCCAATCTTGAACGAACTTGAACATCAATATAAGGAGAAAAACAATCCCACCACATACACTCTTCTAACTCTGGAACTGGAGCATCTGGTTTCCAACAGAACGCATGAATTGGTCTACGTGTCCAATTGACCCCATTCTCTAGAAATGCCTCAAAGAGGGGTACGCGCTTCTCTAAGGACGCTACGGAGTGTACGTCGCATAAAGTTACCTCACCATGACCTTTTTTGTGATTGTAGAGGAATTCATTACGAATATAACAAGTAATTGTTGGAAGATTATGATTAAGATATGCCATGTAAAGATAATAAAAAAAGCAGGAATTTCTTCCTGCTCTATCTATATTATTTTCCTTGTCCGCGATAACGTTTCTTTTTACCATTACGAGAGGTCGCACTAAGCAGTGTTCTTGCTGAACGTCCTTGACGTGTCTTCTTAGGTGCTCCAGGTTCAAAAATAGTCTTGTTGCTTCCACCACCTTTAGCCATAAATTTCCTCCAGTTCAATTAAATTTGGATCGATGTCTTCACCCGAGAAAAAACGTTCGGAGAAGTCTTGAAGAATCTCACCACATTCCTCTGCAGTGAGATTCGAATAAATTTTACGCCCTTTATAAAGTACGTTAAATGATTTCATCAGATAATACGAGTTTTTTCATGCCCCACACGAATACGAGGATCGCACCAGATATCAAATCCTTCTTCTTTAGCATCAAGACAGAATGAAACATCCTCACCACACATATCCTGAACGTTGCCAGATTCAAAGACTTGCATCTTCGGAGCAAACCAAGGATACTCAAGATTCTCAAATACACCGTTCTTAATTAGAACCCAACCAAATCCAGTGTAATCCACTGTGAAAGGCTTTCTACGCTTTGAAATAGACTCAACGGTTTCGTGATTCATCACTCCACCATTCTTGCGGAAGTCATCTTCTTCCAACCAGTGTGCGACAGATGTTGTGTGACCATCTTCAGTTGCATACCAACCAGCGACAATTTCACGCTCACTTCCATCTTCAGAAAGAGCTAGATCACAGAGTTGCCAGAACTTGTTCGTGTCAAAGACAATATCCGAGTCAATCCACAATTGATAATCATATTGTAGTTTACCATCCCAAGGAATTTGTTTCGGTCCACGAAGAACATTTGCACCAAGACACTTACAACGTGCAAAGTTCACCATCGAACTATAGTCTTGAGAAATCTGAATACTCATACCATTCTGTACCATATCAAAGCACAGTTGTACAAAGTTCTTCAGAAAAATAAAAGAACATCCTCTACCAGGTAGACAGAATACAATACTCTTTCCACGCATTCTTTCTTTAATTGCATCAATATCCCATTCTTCTTGGGTTTTTGGTGCAGCAGCTTTAACAGTAAATCCTTTTGCCATAAAGTTTAATGAACCTTCAATTTCAATTTTAACAGTTTATATATGTGTTGTCAATATGACGGCGAACCTGGTGGATCTGTAGACAAACTTGTATACACCCCTCCAATATTTACTGGAAGTTCTATAAAACTTAAATCTTCTACACTATAATCAGTCTTCATTAATCCTACGATATTATTCAAAGTTTTCCAAGTATTATGAAATTCTTCCTCTCTTAGAGAATGAAATAAACACCTATCCTTTGCGTATATGTGATAAACCTTTTCCATATAAAAAAATATTTCCGGAATTTTTTGACAGTAACTTAACGTACTATTGCATTATATATCAGTACAATCAAAAACCCAAGGGGCAATAATACAATTTTACCCATTGTTTTTGGATATCTGATTGTCCAACCTGCAAGTACAACTCTCCAAAAATTCCAATAAGGAGTTCTGCGGCGATTTCTAAGGGCAATCATACTTCCGGAAAAATTTTTTGAGATTGAGATAGAGGTCGCGTTTTGTCACCTCTGTAGGTTAGGGTAGTGATCGATTTTTATTTAAGGGGGCGACAACGCCGCGCCGGCGATATAACAAATCGGCGGCATATAACTGCCGATAAGCATCACTGCCAAATAATAACATAAGTGCCCTCCAGTGTCAACCAGAGAGCACACAGTTAGTATCAGAACTCGATAGGATTCAGCGTAGGACCGTTATCATCAGTCTGCTCAATGTTATCAGCAGTGAGTGTATCCAGAATGGACAGGATCTCACTGCCAGTGTTACCTTGAGCAAGCAGAGAAAGCATCACGGACTTGGACATAATCAGGAAAAGTGTGTTAGTTAGTGTGTGAACAGTGAGTGTCTTTATAGGGCAGCATCTCATTCCCTTGAGTGTCAGTAACGAACTACATGATTGATGTAGTTAAGACCCCAAGAGTAAGCATCATCAGGATCCTTAAGTGTTTGCTTGACAGAATACTTGTAACCGTCTTCAGTTTCTCTCTGAAAGACCCATACATTCCACCTGCCAGACTTACTTTGTTCAACGAAGAATGGGCGGGTCTCAGTGTCAGAAACTAGCATGAACTTGTGAGGAGAAAGGTGTTACTTAAGGTCAGGAATCACAATCGTTGAAATCATCCCAAAAGAGGAAAGTATCACCGCTAGAACTATTACGAGTCTTGTATGCAATGAGAGCACCAAACCCATAAACTGCAGCGATGAGAGCAACACCTTTCCACCAAGAATCGGGGAGAGATTGAAATAGAGTGACGATGGGAGTGATGTCAGGCATTGGTCAAATGTTGTGATTGGTGAGTGATACTTAAGACTAGAAATCGAACACGTCAGAGTTAATCTGAATCACGTTCACTTTGGGGTCGTTGAATGATACTCCGTCAGGCGTCTTAGAGATAAGTCCTTCCAGTGCATCTACGAAGTCTTGATAACTACCTGCCTCCATAGCAAGGTGATACAAACCCTCATCATTATTGATCCAGAGAGCAACATTCCAGGTCTCATAGTTCTCCCAACCGTTATAGGAAATGTCGAGAACGTTGGACTGATAAGTGACGGTCATTTGGTAAGTCTTGAGTGTTAGCGGGGCGGTGAGTTGTCTGCCCCTTATACTATAGGGACGCTTTAGACGATCCTAACTTTAATACCCAGAATGTAGACGCTCTTCAAGTTCACTGAGAACGCGCAATATCACCTCACGACTATCCTCACCGTTCTCCTCTAACTGTTGCATAACGTCTTGCAGTTGTGGTAGAATAGCAGTGGTAATATGTGGCACTCTGATGATGCTCATTTCACCCAGATTCTTATACTTTAGTGGTCTCATAGTTTTGTTAACATAAACCCCCATTATTTAGCGTATTATGTTAACAAAACTAAAACGCCTTATGTGGTATAAATTGCTACCAAATTACCATCTGTCAGGTGTACTTAGGTCTTCAACATATGCATCACACTTCTCTGCAGGTTCCAACTTGAATAACTTCTCCCAGTCTATCTGATGTGGGTCGAAGTCACCGAACACTGATAGATCTAGAGTAATCCTATAACGCTGCTTCTGTGCCTGGGTGTATGCTACTGACATAAGTGCGCTCCGTTGGTGTTCTTTGAGTATTGTAGAATAACCTGGGCAAACTGTCAAGACCTGTGGAGTATTTATCGGCAGGGTGTGGATTTTTGCGGGGGGATTGTGGGGATTTTGTGACCCTGGGATTGACAAAAGTGCGGTCCTTATGTTATGCTGTCTAAAATCACAAGGTCCTCGAAGGTTTATAAGGTATCAACACACATACATCGAAGGTTTATAAGGTATCAACACACATACCTCAGCACATTTATAAGGTAATAGAGACGATTAAAGCACTTAATTGATACGAATTCATATCATTATCACCTCTTAATAACAATAATTATCAAACGATTAACAACGCTCATATACATTTAATAATACATTTTTAATTGTTTTTAATACATTTTTAACGTTATTTTGGTAAAAAGACATAAAAAAAGGCACCTGATGTGGTGCCTCTATGTATTATCAATCAAGTGCTAATCTGTACCTT